TCCGTATGACGGATAAAATGTCTAGAATTTCTACCTTTCTTAACCGTGGCCAGCTTTCATTAGAAAATGAAAGTGTTTATGACGCAATTGTTGACATGATTAACTACAGTGTCATACTTGCTGGTCTGCTTAAGGATAGGGAAACAAACAAACCACAATGAAATTTTATACTGCCTGCGCAATCAAGGGAAACAAGATTCTTGTAAGGGGTTATAAAGACGGAGTTCGGTTTACCGACTCCGTTTCCTTTAAACCATCTTTATTCATTAAGTCTGACAAGGAAACCAAGTACAAGACTCTTACAGGAATTGGTGTCAAGAGAATGATTTTTGACACTCTCTATGACTGCAGGGAGTTCCTGAAGCAATACGAGGATTTGAATGATTCGCCAATTTATGGAAATACTGATTTTGTCACTCAATATCTCTTGGAGACTTACGAGAGTGAGGTGGTATACGATCTTTCCCAAATCAAGATAGCCTACTTTGACATTGAGACTGAGACTGAAGGGGGATTCCCGGATCTTCGTAGTCCAAATGAGAAGATCAACATCATTGGTGTTAGAATCTCTGGCATTAATTATATCATTACGGAAAAAAAAGTTTCTATTCCAAACTGTAAACTTATTCTTGTTTCCTGTGAGAAGGAACTTATTCAAAAGTTCTTTGAATTGCTTCGCAAGGAAGATATTGATGTAATCACTGGGTGGAACGTAAAACTCTTCGATATTCCATATATCATTGGCAGAGCTCGCTTATTCTTTGAGGATAAGGAAATTCAATCATGGCTTCCATTCAATCTTATGAAGGAGCGAGAGACAAACATTGGAGGAACCGACTATAGATTGTTTGAGTTTCCGGGATATGTGATCCTTGATTACATGGATCTATACAAAAAGTTCTCTGGAACAAGTCAAGAAAGTTATGCACTAAACTTCATTGCCAAAGCAGAATTGGATGAACAGAAACTGGACTACGCAGAGTATGGTTCTTTGCGTGAGTTCTATACTAAAGATTTTCAAAAATTTGCAGAATATAACATTCAGGATGTTGAACTGGTTGAAAAATTAGACAACAAACTTAGACTGATTGACTTGGCTGTTTCTATTGCATATGAAGCCAAGATTCCATTTGACGTTGTATTCTTTGCTACAAGAATCTGGGGAACGATCTGTTGCGACTATCTTCTTCGCAGAGATATCATTCCACCAATTCAAACATCTTATGCAAAAGATGACCAATTTGTCGGAGCATATGTAAAAGATGTTACACCGGGTTTGTACAAGAATGTAGTGAGTTTCGATGCTACTAGCCTTTATCCAAGTATCATTATGGGTTGGAATATATCACCAGAGACATGTATCAAGAAGGATGCATCTCTGAGTGCAGATGATTTTTTGAGAAGCAAGAAAAAACAAATTCCATCTCTAGTTGAAGAAGCATCAAAGCAGAATGGATGTCTATCCTGCAATGGTTCGATTTTCACCAATAATGTTCGTGGATTCATTCCTATTTTGATTGAGCGAACATTCAATCAAAGAAAAGAAGCCAAGAACAAGATGTTGGATTTGGAGAAGGAATACGAACACTCCAAAGATATCAATCTTCTTCCACGAATTGCCGCGTTAAAGATTCGTCAATCAGTCAAGAAGATTTTGGCTAACAGTCTTTATGGTTGTTTGGGAAATCCAGCATTCATCTATTCATCACCAGAACTAGCAACGGCAGTAACTGTAACCGGACAAGTTATCATTCGTACTGCAGAGAATGCCATGAATGGATATATTCGTCATTTAACAAAAAACAATGACAAAGATTATGTCCTTGCAGTAGACACCGATTCAGTTTACCTGAATTTGGATGAAATCGTCACACAGATTCAACAGAAGACAAAGATCTCAGATATCACTGACTTTGTTGATAAAATTTGTGAACAAAAGATTCAACCTGAATTGAAGAAGGAAATGGATCTTCTTACAAAGACATTGAATTGTTCCGAAAATAAGATCTTCTTCAAGCGTGAAGCAATCGCTTCGGCAGGAATGTTCATTGCCAAGAAGCGTTATGCTTTGCTCGTTCAGGATCTAGAAGGTGTTCGTTTCGAAGACCCGAAGCTAAAGATCATGGGTTTAGAAACTGCTCGTAGTAGCACACCAGCAATTGTTAGAAAGAAACTAAAAGACTGTATTAAGATCATCTTGACAAAAACCCCGGAGGAGTTGCGACAATATGTGAATGAATTCTATGATGAATTTATGGTGCTTCCTATATCTGATGTCGCAGCTCCTCGGGGAGTCAAGGGAATCAATAAGTATTCTGACAATACAAAGATTTATCAAACTGGGACACCAATCGCAACCAAGGCAGCATTGCTGTACAACAGTTACAGCAAAAAGATTGGAATTGACAAACAATACGCATCAATTAAGGAAAACGACAAGATAAAGTTTGTCTTTGTCAAGGTTCCAAATCCATACGGAATGGCTGGCAAAGATGCTGTCATGGGTTTCATTAACAGTCCACCCAAGGAATTTAATCTTGAGAAGTACATTGATCGAACGAAGCAATTTGAAAAAACATTCAAGGAACCATTGGATAATATCCTTCAGGCAATAAATTGGAAATTAAATGCAGAAGTTTCACTTGAAGAGTTCTTTGTATGAGGTATAATGTTAAGATATGGTAAAGAAAATTAAATCTAGATATGGTGATGAAAGAATTATCACACTTCTTGAAGACGGATCTTACAAAGTCGAAGGCAGGTCAATGTATTCTCGCTTTGGCGATGGCCTATTCGATTTTGAAGGTGGGCCATGCTTTATCGTTGGTGACCGACTACTTGATGTTAAAGATGATGTAATCATCGAATCCATCAAGGTTCTTCATGACACTCCTGAAGGTGTCGCTGGTTGTATTTTGTATGTAAAGGAAAATAATGTCAAAGTATCTAAAAAGTCTAATCGGAAAAATAAATAACCCGGACGCATCTATTGTATCAGAAGGTCTTGAAGGATCTGATGTTACAGGTTTTATTGATACTGGTTGCTATGCATTAAATGCATTGCTCTCTGGTTCAATTTATGGAGGTCTACCTAATAATAAAATTTCTTGTTTAGCTGGTGATCCGGCTACAGGAAAAACTTATTATGCCATTGGTATTGCAACACAGTTCTTGAAAGACCATAAAGATGGTGTTGTAGTTTACTTTGATACAGAACAAGCTGTTACAAGATCCATGTTTGAACAACGTGGAATTGACACAGAAAGAATTGCAGTTGTCCCTGTTTCAACAATTGAGGAATTTAAAACTCAAGCATTAAAGATTGTAAATGATGTACTTGAACAACCTGAAGAAGAGCGAAAGCCAATATTCATGATTCTTGATTCTTTAGGTATGTTGTCTACTGAGAAGGAAATGACCGACTCAGCTGAAGGCAAAAACGTAAGAGACATGACCAAAGCCCAGCAAACAAAAGCAGCTTTCCGTGTATTGACCTTGAAGTTAGGAAAGGCCAAGATTCCCATGCTTCTTACCAATCATACGTATCAAGTAATTGGTGCTTATGTCCCAACAAAGGAACTTGGTGGTGGAATTGGTTTAAAGTATGCAGCAAGCAACATTCTAACTTTGTCAAAGAGCAAAGACAAAACCGAGGAAGGTGTTGTTGGAAACTTTATCAAGTGCACCAATTATAAAAACAGATTTGTAAAAGAAAACATGCAAGTTGAAACCAGGTTGAATTACAGCTCTGGTTTGAGTAGACACTATGGTCTTACGGATCTTGCCATCAAATACGGAATCTTTAAGAAAGTCTCTACCAGAATTGAATTGCCTGATGGGTCAAAGGCATTTGAAAAGAATATAGACGAAGAACCAGAGAAGTACTACACTAAAGATATCCTAGATAAATTGGATGCAGCAATTCAAAAGGACTTCAAGTATGGACAAGGTTCCTGAATTTAAATACGTACCAGAATTAAGTGATGATGTATCTTCTAATTGTCCCATTCTTATAATGGAAGGGCAATATAAAGGTATTGTGTATCGCTATGGAAGAATTTCTTTAAAAGAAACTGAAAATCAAGAAATAGATGTTACGATGGAAATTGACATTATGAAAGCACCGGAAGATTTTAATCAATCTGAAAAAAACTTTACTGAAACTGTTGGACAAATTTTTACTCAAATTGTTGAACAAGGCATTGAACAAGAACCAGTTGATCTTGAAGATGATGTTCACCAAGATTAATAATAGACTTATTGCACAATCGGTGTATAATTAAAATATGGAATCTGTAATATTAAAGAACTTGGTCCTCAATGAGGACTATGCTCGTAAGGTTGTTCCCTTTCTACAAGAAGATTACTTTCATGACAAGTCTGAAAAAGTAGTCTTTAACATTGTAAGCAAATTTATTCTTAAATACAATAGCATTCCCACAAAGGATGCTGTTGTAATTTCTTTGGAAGATGAAAAAGCTCTTGGAGAAAATGAATTCAAGCGTTGTGTTTCTATTTCCGATGACATGTATAAAGAGGGCGAAAAGTCGGACACCTCTTGGCTTGTAGAGCAAACAGAAAAATTTTGCAAGGAAAAGGCTATCTACAATGGTATCATGGCATCTATTGGCATCATTGAAGGCAAAGATAAGGAAAGAACCCAGAATGCTATTCCTGAGATCATGTCAAAGGCTCTTTCTGTTTCTTTTGATACTAGAGTTGGCCATGACTTTTTGGAAGATGTTGACGAGCGGTACGAATATTATCACAGAATAGAAGAGAAGGTTCCCTTCGACCTTGAGATGTTCAACAAGATTACCCGTGGTGGAACTCGGAAAAAGACCTTGAATGTAGTCATGGCTGCTTCAGGTGTAGGCAAAAGTGCCTTCCTTTGCCACCATGCAGCTGCTTGTTTGTCTCAAAACTTGAATGTATTGTACATTACTCTTGAAATGGCAGAAGAAGAAATTGCAAAGCGCATTGATGCAAATCTTTTGGATACAGACATGCATATTCTTGAGCAGATGCCTCTTACTCAGTATGAATCCAAGGTAGAAAATCTAAAGAGAACCTGCCGAGGTAAGTTGATTATCAAGGAGTACCCAACTGCTGCTGCAAACGTCACACACTTTAGAAATCTTCTTGAGGAATTGAAAATTAAAAAGAAGTTTACGCCAGATGTGATCTTTGTTGACTACTTGAACATTTGTTCCTGTGCAAGATTCAAACTCGGCAATGGCATGAATAGTTACACTTATGTCAAAGGCATTGCAGAAGAACTAAGAGGTATGGCAAAGCAATACAACATTCCTCTATGGACAGCAACGCAAGTAAATCGTGAAGGTGCCAAGAGCAGTGACATGGAGATGACAGATACATCAGAAAGTTTTGGTCTTCCTCAGACTGCTGATTTCTTCTTTGCACTCATTGAAAATGAAGAACTTGCAGAAGCAGGACAACTCATGGTCAAGCAATTAAAGAATCGTGGAAATGATACCACCAAGAACAGAAAGTTCTTGGTAGGTGTAAATAAGTCAAAGATGAAATTCTTCGATGTAGACAATACAAGCAGTAATCTAATCAACTCTAATCAAACAGACGAAGAAGGCTTTGGCTCTGGTGCAGATGGTCAAGGATTCAATCCAAAATTTGGAAAGAAAAAGAATAAGGCCATCAACTGGACGTTTGAAGAAGCCAAATGACTCTATATATTGATAAAAAATTTGTTAATTTGATTTCCATTTCTCTTGAAAAGTTTAAATGGAAAAAAGATTCATTAGCCACATGCAGATGTTTTAAGTGTGGCGACTCACAGAAGAATAAGTCCAAGACAAGGGGATACTTCTTTGAGCATAAAGGAAGCTATGTTTACAAATGCCACAATTGCGGTTTTTCTTGCGGTATATATGGTGTACTTGAAACTCTTAGCCCTACACTCGCAAAAGAATATGCGTTTGAAAAATTTAAAAATGAGAATCCGCGAGAAGTTGAAAAGAAACAGGATGTTACCCGCCAACCAGTGTTTACTGATCTCGGAACAAGACTTGACCTACTCAATGCTGACCACACGGCGATAAAATATGTTAAATCCAGAGAAATACCTAAAGAAAAATATTGCAACTTTTATTATTGCACTGACTTTGGAAAGGTCATGCGTTCCTTTGATCGTGATGGGACCAAAGAACCCAGACTCGTCATACCGTTCTACAACGATTCTGGAGATCTTATTGGCGTTCAAGGCAGATCTCTTGACCCAACAGGTCAAGCAATACGCTACATCACTTTAAAACGAGAAGGCGAAGACCGCCTTTGGTACAACCTAGATAAGATAGACGCCCGTGAAACGGTGTATGTTACTGAAGGCCCAATTGATTCCATGTTTATACCAAATGGAGTTGCAATGCAGGGGGCCGGATGGTTGGCTGAATTGCCTGAAAAGTTGCGAAAGACTAAGGTTGTTTTTATTTTTGATAACGAACCGAGAAATTTTGAAATAGTTTCACTTATTGGAAAATATGTAGAGGCTGGAAGAAATGTAGTAATCTGGCCATCTGAAATAGATAAGAAAGACATAAACGACATGGTATTGGCTTATGGAGTTAACACAACCATGAAACTGATAATCAACAATGTTTATTCTGGACTTATCGCAAAGATGAAATATACTTACTGGAAGAAGGTTTAAATGAAAGACGATAATGAAGACATGACCGAAGAGGAAATCATTAAGGCTAGCGAAGCCTATCTCACCTTTGTACAAAGATTTGGTGAGTATGTGAAGGAAATGGATCCAAAGCTGTGGGAAAAAGCACGTGAGTATGCTGCTGATTTTACCAAGATCCAGGGTGTTACTATTGAACTTGTAGATAATGATGAGGATGAGAATGACACAGACAACACAAAGCGTGCGTCCGACTGATATATCGGTTTTAGATCACGGACATGTTCAACTTATTGATTGGATGGGTTCAGATTTAAGTATTGTCAATGCGGCAAGAGTTTCTTTTAACAAAGAAAGTTCTTGGGACTATGCTGACAGTCATGTTCCCATTCAAATGCTTCCTGAAAAAGATGCAAAACTGATCAAGTATCTTGCAAAGCACAATCACTTCACTCCATTTTGCCATGCCACTATTTCTGTCCGAGTGAAGTGTCCCATATTTGTTCGTGCACAACTTGGTAAGCATCAGATTGGCCTGACCATGAATGAAGTCAGCCGTCGATATGTGACATTTGAACCAGAGATTTATATTCCTCTTTGGAGATCAGCACCTACTAATGGTGCAAAGCAAGGAAGCAGCGGAAGAATTGAAGATATGGATCTCTGTATTCGTATGCGACAGGAATATGAGACTGTGGCAAATGAATGTATGAAACTATATAATGATCTTCTTGCAGATGGAGTTGCACCTGAACAAGCCCGTTCTATATTGCCACAAGGCACATATACAGAATTTGTTTGGACTGGTTCACTATATGCATTTGCGCGTATTTATAATCTGCGAATTGATGCTCATG